AATATTGATAATAACATAAAAAGAAAGGAAAAGATTATGATTTTAAGTACAACTTAACGGTTTTCCCCAGTATATAAAGGGGTTCTCTGATACTGGGGAAACTGAGAAGTGCCGCAATCCTGCACCACTCTGCACCATTGCGGTTCTTCCTGCTATAAATAAACTGAATAAATACTGCACGGAAATATGGCAACACTGAGATTATATCTAGACACGAGAGTAAAAAGGCAGGATGGCACGTTCTCCATCCGTCTTGCCGTCAACCATCACGGTGGGACCGCCTTCATATCCCTCAATCAATACTGCAAGAAAGATGAATGGGATAAAAGGTCTTGTAAGGTGCGCAAGCGTCCGGATCGTGATGCTATTAACGACTTTCTTCTTGACCGTCTGAACTTCTACAATAGAATGATGATGAAGGCGCAATGCAGGGAAACATACCGTGGCGATATTACGGCAAGGGAGCTTCGTGACTTAATCATCCTTGAAGCCGAGCCTGCCAGGGAAAAGGTCGCCCTGCTTCGTGATGGCTTCATCGCCTACGAGGGGAGAAATCTAAAAAAGAACACGATCAATAGATACAAGTACACTTGGGCAAAGATTGAAGCTTTCATCGGAAAGGAAAAAGCGGCTCTGCTTACATACGATGAGATTAACCGTTCTTGGCTTGAAGCCTTCGATGCTTTTATGGCAAAAGAAGGCTTGTCTAGGAATACCAGAACAAGCAGGATGCTCTGTGTCGCTGCTGTCTTCAACTTGGCGATAGATAATGAGCAAACAAGAAACTACCCTTTCCGCAGGTATAGCCTTCGGATTGAGACAACGAAAAAGAGAGATTTGTCGGTTGCGGAAATACGCTCTATCTTCGAAGCTGGTGGTGATGAGCTGGTCGATATGTTCCTGCTGATGTTCCTGCTCATTGGTATCAACGTGCGTGACTTGTTCGCCTTGACAAAGGATAATGTTATCCGTGGAAGGCTGGAATACGACCGTGCAAAGACTGGCAGGCATTACTCCATCCTTCTTCGTCCAGAAGCTCTCCGAATCATCGAGAAGTACAAAGGGGAAAAGAAGCTGCTTCGCTTCTCGGAACATTTCAAGAACGTTGATTCTGCAACGGTAATGATTAATAAGAAGTTAGGAAAGGTGCGCCAAGGGCTTACTACGTACTACGCTCGCCATACGTGGGCATCAATCGCCTTCAACCTGGGAATACCAAAGGACGTTGTGTCGCTTGCGCTGGGTCACTCGTTCGGTGTCCGGGTAACTGATACCTACATCAATGCGGACCTATCGAGAGTAGATGACGCAAACCGCAGGGTTATTGATTGCGTGCTATACAACAAAAAATAGCCTTATTTCTTGCGAATTTGGCGCAGAAACGGCTCAAATTGTTTTCGGGGACAGTTTTACGTGTTTACTACATAAACGGCTTAGAACGCAAATTTCGGGGCAAATCGAAAGAAAGAGCACAAAAACATAGATAGAATGCAGGTGGTCGGGCTGCTTGTGGAACAAAAAAGGGACTGGCTTTCGTCAGTCCCCTTTTATATAATTTATAAATAGTATTGTTTCGTCATATAAACTGGGTCTTTGAAATCAACAACGTCACCATCCTCATCTAGGATTTCCTTAACTCCATCATAGACTTCATAATGAAAGTTATTGCTGCGACCTTCCCAGCAGTTATCATTGTCGCATACCTTATCATACCCTTTCGTGTTTTCGGTGCAATATTGCTTTGCTTCATCCAATGTATCAAACTCTGCAACATTGTTTATCTCAACCGTATTATTGTAATATATCTGATATTTCTTCATAATTTAAGACTTAACCGTGATGTCGAGGGCTTAGATGTTTACCAAATTTCTTCTGCCTCAAACTCCACGTTTCCATCCCAGTCGAAGGCATCGGTATTCTCTTCGTCCTCAGGAGAAAGATAGTAATAAGCAGTCAGATTCCAGCCGTCAACCTTAACTGGATCACCTGCATACTCAGCCTTGCCAATGTGTGCAGGATTCTCAAAAGATGGATTCATTACTCGGCTAGTAGGCTCTGCGTATGTTTCCATCGCTGCATCTACACTCTCTTCGCCAAACTTAGCGATAGCTTCTGCTTTGCTTAATCTCTTCATATTGCTGCGCTTAACCGTGATGCGTAGGGCTTAAAGTTACTGAATGTTCATTGTGTTTATCTCTTAAACACGCTGCAAAGATATTAATATTTTTCCGTTCCACCAAATTTTTAAACGATTTTCTTTTTATTTTATTGTTATTTTAATGTTATTTTACATTTAAAGCTTAAAATGGGCAAAAAAAAATACCCCAGCGGTGAAAAAGTCGAGTCGCTGGGGTAATAAGTGGTAACCACTTTAAACATTCAGTGATGCAAAGGTACGCTTTTCCTTTGAAACCACCAAATTATTTTCCGAAAAATTTCTTTCTCAACAAATCATTGATGAATCGTGACTTGTTGGGCAATGCGTTGAGGAAAGGCAGCAGGTCGTTGTCTATCTGTATGCCAACTAGCTTGACCGTTGCGCCTGCGCCCTTCTTGGTACTCTTAATCTTTGCCATTTTTACCTCCGTTTATTAATTGTTCTGCTACAATCTTAACTAACTTATTGTAAAATTCTCCCTTTAACTCTGGGTGCAACTTCTTAACTGCAGCCTTGGCATCTTGAAGAGCATTCTCACGCTTTAGCGCTTTACGATACTTACGTTGAATTGATGCAATTAACCTTAACGCATTATCAGCTTCTTTTACGTATTCATCTTCTGCTCCTCCTTCAACACATGATGTAATCTCCTCCGAGCAAAAAGATATTGCATCATATTCCTCTTTGGTAATATATATATTAGCCATACATCAATCCTCCTCTGAATAATCAAGAATGACCGCATCGCCAGCGATATAATCACCCTGCAAGCACCCTCTTTGTTGCAAACAGACAGTTGCCGCAACATTGCGCTTCATCTGCAACGCCTTGCCATCTTCGTTAATATACATCGCCTTGCCATTCTCCAGGTCAATGCGCTCAATAAAACCGCTCACGAATCCTTGAAGTTCCTCCAAGGTAAATTTGCCACCGCTGGCAGGCTTAACGGTCATCTGCTCGCCAGTCGCTCTAATAAGTGTTGCCATAATCTAATAATTATATTATTGTTTAATACTCTTTCTTTGAAGGATTCATAATCCTCTTCTGTGTAAATAGTAACGGTGTCACCATTAAAAGGTGCATTAAGCTTTATAACTGTCCCATTTTGGCTTTCTCGGAAAAACAAAATGTGTTCTTTGTTTACTAGAATCTCACGATATGCGTTAGATTTCACTTTGATAAACTTTGCCATATTCTTGATGTCTGTCTTTTTTCCATTGTCTGTTCAACTTCGTTTTCATTCTGTTCATCTTGTGCTCAAGCCTGCCGATCTGCTTGTAGCTTAGCCACTCCGGCTTGATATTCAACTCCAGCCAGTACTGGCGCATTTCCTTGCAGTGTCGGGCGATGCTCGGGAAATAGAGGTGACGCATGTATGGGTTGCGAAGGAAGTACTCGCAATCGGACAGTAAACGACCAAGCATCATGTATTTATGCTTTTGCCCTTCTCCAAGACTGACAAGTCTTCCGTTGTCCCCGATCCACAGCATTGCGCCCTCTCCCTTCCAATCAAAGTCGAAAGCCTTGCTTACCGGATAATAATAGCCATCGAGCACCGTGCCTTCCTTTAGGTCTCGCCCAATCTCTCGCAGGCAGGTTCTTCCCCAGCTGGTCGTTACCTCGACCACTGCTTGTGCTGGTATCTTGTCGTATTCCTTCATATCTTACCAAATTTAAATTTCTCGTTCAGTGATGTAATACTCGAATGTCACCCTGCCGACCTTAACCTTGAAGTGTCGGTCGCCTTCTTCCAGCATTTCTGCGTGTGGGTTGTTTCTGAAGATTTCCTTAATTCGAGAAAACTCTTCCTCCATTCTCTCCTTGGTTCTGTAGTCTTCGATGTGGCTATCAACTGTCCCAAGGCTATTTTTGCCGTTCAAAATGTATTGTTTCATATCTTGATAGATTGTGCAGGGCTTGCGCCCTGCTGGTTAATACTTTTCAATCCAATACTCTGTTAAAAACCCAATATTTCACGAATTGCACGCCCTTGTTTTTCTCTTTAGCTAGCTTGTTTGCACTCTCGTAATCATCTGTCTCAGCGTACACACTAGGTGTAATATTTTGGTCTAAATACTCGCGAATAACTAAATACTTTTTCATCTTGTTACATTTTTGTGCAGGGGAGCAATCCCCTGCTGGTTATTAAATAATAGTGATAAATTGAATACCTGCCCAGTCTGCAATGTTGTTACTCTGCTGCAATCTATTATTCTCCATATCAATCAAGATTGCTTCTGTCTCGGAAATCTGTTTGCCGTTTACGAAATACTTCTTCATAGCTTCACCCTCCCTTGATTACTTAGCATACAATGTTACAACCAATCCTCTTCTGAGTGCGCAGCGGCAAGCGTCCAGACCTGCCTTCAATGCTCGCTTGATGAACTTGTTGAAGAGTTCTGCACCGATGAGCTTCAAGATACCGCTTACACCTACGAGAGTGTTTATCTTCTTGCCATCCTCTGTGCGTCCGAATACCTTGATGCGGAAGTTTGAGTTGATGAACTTTGTTGTGAACTCTAAAACGTTTGAATTTGACTTTTTCATTTTCTTTGGCTTAACCGTGTTGCCTAGGGCTTAAATTACTAAATGTTTATTGTGCTTATCTCCTAAACACGCTGCAAAGATATTAATATTTTTCCGTTCCACCAAAACTTTTCCCGAAAGATATTAATATTTTAACTTTTATTAGCTGTTTATGACGTAAACACTGCTATTTTTGGTCGATTTCGGCACATTTTTCTTCCGTACATCAATGGCTATCAATCGGTTGCCTTAGTTTTCAACACTCTATATAATAATAACCTGCACGCCTTAGTTTGAATGAATATATAATCTAACTCTCATATCCCCTACCCCTTTTCTCTCAATGAAAAGTGTTCTTCGCACAAAAATGGGCAGGAAAACGCTCTCCTGCGCTTCCTGCCCTTCTAAAAAATGATATTATGATTGAACCTATTGAACCCTCTTCTTGATGCACTCCTTTATCCAGTTAACCGCAAGAAGGAACAGAAACAGAATCACGCAATCGCCAGTGAATAGCCTTACCTTTTGCCAGGTGCTCGCTGGCTTCTCTACCTCCTTGGTCTTGTATCGGTTCACGTAATGCTTGACTTTCACGGTGTCGGTCACGAAAACGTAGGTGTCCCCAACGATGGTGTCCGTCTTGGTCGTTGTCTTCCACCTGGTGGTCGTAAGGTTGTGCCACCGCTCCTTGATTACGGTGTCGCCCTTGATGTACACCAGTACGCTGTCCTGCTTGAATACGCTGTCGTGCTGCCGGGTGTCCTGCCAGTGGATCTGTCGCTGGCTCACGCTGTCACGTCTTACACTGGTGTGTGCGCTATCGCGATAAACTGTGTTATTTGTAGCTGTTTTTGCGCAGGAACAGCCCAAAATCAAAAGTGGGGTAATTATAAGCACGGCGAGAAATAACGCCACAGAACGCAAATTTCGCCCTTTTCTTGAATTTTCCATACTCTATAAACGTTAGATTGATGTGTTTATTGTGTAATCACCTTAATTTCCAGGGCTTCCTTGGCTCGCTTTAAATACTTTTCGCATTCTGCCAGCCCTTTGTACCCTCCGTTTATCTTCCTTCGGATAGCCTTCAAGTTGTCTTGGTCTGCCAGCTCATTACAGCCGAAGGTGTCGAATACCCACATTGAGGATTTCGTTGCCCCAAATGGTCGCTCAAGAAGCTCGGGTGTGCCAACAACATCGAAGCCGCAATAATTGGCATACTTTCTGTAGTTGGCTCGCCCGGTAATCTGTATCAATCCCCTGCCCTTGTACTTCACGCCATCGCCCTGCTGGGTGTTTCCGAGGTCTTTCCTGCCCTCGTAGGCTCTGCCGCTTGCAAGCTCCTTGGTGTATCTCAACTCTCCGCTTTCGTGAGCTATCTGTGCGAGGTAGTGCGCCATTCGCAAAGGAGTATTGATGCGGAAATGCTCCGCCCATCCGTTTATGATTGGAAGGTAGGTGTCTGCCTTGCTGCCTGCATTCGGCATTACCTTTACCAGTTGCGCTCTAGTTACCCTCATTATCTCCTCCTTTCTTCCGCTCTTCCTTCATTATCTCGACAACCGCCTTCGCAATTTCATCCTTATTCTCGAGGATCACCTGCATCGTGCGGTCTTGCTTGCGTATCTCAGCCTTCTCGTATGCCTTCTCCCGGATGCTCTTGAACTCGCACAAAAGCAGATACACCGTCCAGGCGATGGAGAACATAGGGAAGGGAGAGATAATACACGTAGCAACGTCCATAAGCGAAGCTATACCGAATGTCGGAAAATACTTCTTCGCCTTGTCGCACGTCTTCTTTAGTCCAGTTGACGTTCTTGCAATATGCAGTTCCTTCGCCTTCTGTATGCCTGCTATCAAGTCAATTGTCATCGCTATCAGAATCGTAGCGAAACAGATAAAAATTACTAGGGCGCACAGATATAGGTGGTGCACCTGAAAATCGTGAAATACTTCGCTCATATCAATTTATTTTTTTGTTTATTCCAATTTTTCCCAGTCGATGGTCACACCCTTCCCGATGATGTCTGCCGTCCACCTGCAGAATGCCATACCCTCGTATCCGTCTGGATCACTGGCTACGGCAATGGCATACTGTACGCAGTCGCTCTCGGTCTTGATTACCTTCGGGTAGAAGTCCGCATAAGCCATATTAGCCAAATAGAGAATATCCCCGATGGTCGTGCCCTTGGAGATTATCTCGTTGTTTGTCGCCAACCGGATTTCGTCAACAGTCCATCGATGACTTGTTCCGTCTACGTTCTTCATCTGCTCGCTCGCCTTGATTGCTAGCTGCTTCGTGAAGTGGTAGCCGTGCTTGGCAACGTATGCCGCATATCCGCTGGCTCCCATCAAAGCCCTTGCAGCCTTCTCGTATGGTAAGCTGTGGATGATGTCGCTCTCTTGGTGCTGGTGTCGCTCTTCCTCGCTATCGCAAGAATGGCGCAAAACGATGATTTTCTTCATTGTGCGCCCTCCTATCCTAGTTTGTCGAGTAATTGCTTGACCATACCACGAATGCCGCTTATATCGCCCTCAAGTGCCTTGAAACGCTTTTCGGTTTCCTGCTTCTCCTTGATTGCCGGGTTCAAAGCTGCAAGCAGTTCTTCGCCCTTGGCTTTCCGCTCCTTGCTTGGCTCGTATGCCTTGATTATCTCATCGGCTTCATTTACCAATTTCCCAACTTCGGGCAAAAGGTCTGCCTTGTCGGTTGCCAGTACGATTTCGCCAGCAAAGGTTACTCCCAGGTGTTCTGGTATAGTGTAGATGGTCTGCTTTCCCTCCACCTCGATTGTTACGTCTCGCATTGGCTGTCCGTTGCTGGAAATGGTTGCGATGCCAGTGTTGATGTGCGGCTGGTTGTCTACGACCTTGCCTTCCTTAACTTCCACCGTCTGCTTATCTAGCAGATAGACCGGGTGATTTCTTTGTATATTCTTAAATTCCATAATGCGCTCTTTTTAGATAATTCGATAAATAGACAAAAAGGGGTCTCACTGATAAAACAGCGAGTTGCCCCTTGATAGATTTTGTTTAGACCTCCTACGCTCCAGTGGTGGTCGTGGTGGTCTTCAGCTGCTGGATAATGAAACCAGTCTGTTCTCTGCGCTTGCTGTCCTCGAGCTGAATCTGCAAGTCCTGCTGCCAGTGGTTGTTGAGAACATCAACGATGCGCTGGGTGTTGTCCTTGCCCGAGTTCTTCAAGTCGCAAACGACCGTCTGGATGAGGTTGCCGAGGTTACTGAAACCTCGCTCCAGCCCAGTATTGGTGTAGCAGAACCCCTGCTGCATTGCGTTGATGATGTCCTTCTGCCCCAGCTGGTTCTCGTAGCCCATACGATTGATGTTCTGCTGTGTGGTGCAGCAACAGTCCTTCAACTGCTGGATGATGTTGAGGTTTCCGAGGTTCGCTGCGTTGATTACTCGCTCTGCGCTGAAACCAACCTTGCCGCCTACATCTTGGATTGCTGCCTGCACGCCACAGACTGCATTCTGCAGCTGGTTCATATCGCAGTTAAGATTCTGCGCCAGCTGACCAAGAGCAACATTGTTGCCCTTCACTGCGTCCATCAGGAGAGCCGTATTATTGCCGTCCTGCATCTGTGTGCGAAGGCTCGCAATCTGATTCTGCAATTCCGTGTCCTGCAAATTGCCGCCACGGTTATTCCAGTCTCGCATCCAAGCCATCATCATCATATAGGCAAACGGGTTATTCATCCAGTTGCCCATACCACCGTTCATTGCTGCCAGCATCGTTGCTGGATCGTTGTCTCTACCTCTAGCGAGCAAAGCTGCCGCCAGGTTGTCATTGCCACCGTCCCCAGTGCAATAAACTTTCTCGATTGTGTCTGCCATATAATTTTGAGTTAATTACGTTACGGAAGCCAAATACTGGAATCCGCTGCAAAGATACTCTGATTTTTGGCTCGCTCCAAAAAGTTAGTGCAGGGGTATTTATCGAATTATTGTCAAAGAACGCTTTTGGTTATTTTCTTTTTGTTTCTTGATTAAATACAAATCGGCTCAACGTCCTTGTTTAGCAAGGTCGCTTGTGCCGTGGCAAGTCGATAAACTCGAGACGTGCCGAGATAAGTGTAAGCCATCTTGCAAAGATGCCTAACAGCTGGAACGGTGCGGTTTAATACGGTCGCAATGGTCGTTATACTGAATCCTGCGTGTACCATCTGCTCAACGACCATACATCGTGTCATTACGAGGTTTTCTGCTCTCGACTTGCCGAGAACGTCTTCTCTCTTAATGCTCAACTCTCCGTTCTGAAGTTCAATAGCACAACACTTGATTACGTTGTCTATAACTCTCCATAGTTCTTTCTCCTTGTCATTCATATATAAAAATGTTTTAATCGTTCCCTAACATAGAATCAATCATTCCGTCAATAACTTCATCGGTCATATCCTTCTTAATAGAAGAATCTGCGCCCATTGACTTCATCATCATAGCTACCCAGGGGTTGTTACTCTCCAGCGTGGATTGTATCTGTTCCTTGTATGCTTCGTGAAGCTCGCCAGATTCTTTGAAATACAAAAGAACCGTGCGCAAGGCTTTCACCACGTAGTTATCCATCAGCAAGGGATTGTCCCTTGCTGATGAAAGTTTGGTAAGAAGCACTGCCAGTGCCTCATATAATTGTTTCTTCTTCATATTGTATTATTTTTATTTACAAAGTCAGCGACTTATACTTCTAGGCATCAGCAACAGAATACGAGTTCTGATTATATGTTACATTTATTCTTTTTTTAAGAATCTGCCCATTGTACGTAACTCTTGAATTTTCTGCTCTAAACAAAACTGTTCCAGAAGTTCTTCCAGCAGATATCTGTTTTGAAGCAAAGCTCTCAATACTTCCTTCTACTGCTGTTGAAGCAATTCCAATTTCAGTTAAGTTGGTATTTCCTGCAAGGCTGTCAATGTTTCCAGTTACATTGCAATATGAAAGATACACATGAGTTAAATAACTCTTATTTGACAGCGCAGAAATATCTCCTTTTGCATTATTGGTACCGAAATTGTCTTTGTTAATGTTGACAATGTATAATTTTTTTAAATATTTAAGCGTGCCAACATCAAAGCTAATTCCTCCATACGATTTTGCTATAATTCCTATAAAGTCTTCTTTATTCTCAATTTCTATGGTATATTTACCTAATGAGGCATGTACTAAATATTCATAGTAATCATTACCACCAACAATAACTTTTCTAAGGACTTTCATTTTATTCAACAAAACATCATTAGATAAATCGACGCCTGAATCTGGAGAAATAAAATTTCCCGCACCACCAACAATCTTAAGATGAGTTACATCAGCATTAGCAACAGTAGTAATAAGGCTGAATTCAATTTTTGTTGCAGTATCATGTGTTGGCAAATTTGCCTCAACATAAAGCGTATTGAACTTTGGCAGCGAACTATTGGTTACAGATGTTCTCAATCTTGTAACAAAACATATTCCCATAACTTTATATTTTAATTAAACTTTTATCTATTTCTTTTTCAAATGGTATCAGCCAATTACTAAGAGGCAACCTATCTCCATGCGCGATATTCTTAGGCTTCCCTCCAACAAAAGCATATGGAGGGAATGTTGTTTGACTAATACATTTAAAATATCTCGTATAATTGTGACTTGTTATACTGACCTTATCACCTGGCTTAAACAATGTACCAAAAACATTCTCTGACACAGGTGTGAAAACAGAACCGTCATTTTCAATTTCTTCCCAACCACCGTACAAAGAACTTCCGTATTCTTCCCTATCATCTTTATATTCATATTTAGACAAGCACTTTGATGAGTCTCTTACATTTCCGTAGGTAATGTTAGCCTTAGATGTATTGCCGTAATGAATGACATACTGCAAAGAATAAACTGAATCTAAAACGGCATTTTCATTCAGTATGATATATACACTGTCACCAAGCAGTTTTACCTCTATAGATATTGGATTTCCGTCCTTCTTTAACTCAAATCCATAATTATCTAATTTAGGTTTCATATTGACATCAAAGACCAATGGCTTAACTGGAATACAGAAATCAAGCTTGATTGTCCGCATATTGATAAAATAGGCTGATATAACCTTTAATACTTCTGGCTCTGAATTACAATTCAGCTCATACAAAGATTTACCCAGATATGACCCATACCAAACTACACCATTACCACTTAGATGACCATACATATAAGCAGGAAGCTGATAGATTGGATTGGACAAAAACATATCATTATGTTCTTCTGATAATTCAACCATTGCCTGAGGTATGTTGTGACAAAAGAACAATCCGCTAAAACTTCCATACATTAACATGGGAGGAATACTGTCTTGTGAGAAAATATCCTGTATATCCTTGCACATCTGAATATATAAGTTTCTTAACTTATTCTTATAGTCACCGGTTGTATCGTTACTGTTAGATTCACCTTGCATCCAAACGATATTTGAGACCCCTACAGTTTTCTTGTCAATTGCACATAACTCTTTTATTCTTTTTAAAGAAGACAAGAATCTGTTTTCATAGAATCCTGAATCTGCTCCCTTTGAGAGCTGTTCTATTGTAGTACCTCCTTGTCCGACAGAAATGGCTATAATCTTTTTCTCGACTTGATTGCTTTGCAGAATGCTTGCCAAATACAAGACAGCAGAAGTTATACAATTTTCTCCTGATACAGAACTCAAAGGTTGCAAGACTTCCGATGATACATTTTTGCTATTCCCTACATTCACATTGTTTCCAAGCATAAAGCAGTTGTCGTTTCTGTCAGTTTGATACACAACGTTTCCGGTCTCTGAACCAACAGACAAAGACTGACCATCAATAATTATAATATTGTAATCAAAATCAAGCTTTGAGAGTTTAGGTATGCCAAGACTTCTAAACGTATTAGCATAAAAATTCTTAGACAACAAATCAGTTTCTGATTTATTATCTGGATAAGTACTTAAATCTACACGAATACCCGACAGTATGTGATCTTCTTTGTCTATTATTACGTAGAGCCATTCATCGTTATACACTATATGGTACATTTCATTGAGAGGAAAGTATGGCTTGCCAGTCTCTTTATAAAAGGCTTCTAGCATTCTTCCTTCAGAATCATGAGTAACTTTTATAAACTCATCATTCTCAACTAGTTTAAATTGCTCTTTTATCGAATCATCAATGAGAGACTTGCCTTCTTCTTTGTCAACCTTGCTTGCCATCAGCTCTTCTTTTGCACTATTGATAGCTTCTGTAAGGTCTATCTTATCCTGCTGACACTGATAGATAAGTTTATGCAACTTGGCTCTGATTGGTGTAGGAACACCCTTGCTCCACTCAATAGAACCATCAAGCTGAATGCCAAATAAGAAACGATTCTCTGCATCTACGATTGCCTTAATGAACTCTGAAGACTCAATTTCACGGAATGGAATGGCAAACTGGGAGACTACCTTATCCTCTGAATCACCGAACTCTTGGACAACACTCTCCTTGTCGAACTTCTTGCCAAGCTCAACGTCCTGCTGCTTGGCAATATCCGCAAGACCAGCGAGAGCACCGCCCACCCTCTCGGCTGTGTTCTCGCCCACCTGCGTAGCGTTCTTGACCGCTTCCGCCTGCTGTTTAATTTCTTCTATTGTTGCCATATATTAATCTCCTATTGCGTGAATGTGTGCCCTCGTTCCTCGCTGTGGCTTCACCTCCCCTTCCGGGGTGAATGCCTTGAGGTATTCGAGTGCATCTGATAAATATCTTTCTGCCATATCCAAGATGTCGTTGTACTGCTTGTTGCTCGATACATCTTGAACGTGGTCTGAATAATCGTCTCTGTGGCGCATTCCACCTGCTCGGCTTATAATTGTTCCATCGGCACGGAAAAGCCTCGCATACGTGAAATAAGCGAGTGCCTTGCGTATTCCGCTGGTGTACTTCTGCACCTTGGTTTCGCCTTGGCTGCAATCGCCCTCCTTCTTGGTGGTGTATTCTCCACCGTCCAGGAAGACCGCAGGCTGGAAATCGGGCAATACAGAATCACCCCACTCTCCCTGCTCGGTCGATGCCTTGAAACGTTCCCACCCGATGGCTGGTATGATGTTCGCATCTTCGCATTCCCGAATGTATGCGTTCACTTCATCCTCATCTAGGTGTACGCTGGTCGGTCGTGCCAGTTCCCGGAACTGTTCAACCGTAATAAGTTGTTTTCTTGGTTCTCCCATAGGCTCAATCAATTAATCTATCGTATTATTCCCTGCCGCCTCGCTGCTGATATACTTCAACGGCTGTAGCTTGGGGGCTAGGTTCTGAATGGCTGGATCGTGCCAGTTCTTTAAAATCTTCTTGAATGCTCGCTCGATGAAACGCTGCTCTGTTGTCACTTCGCCTGCATAGTACTCGTAGGCATCCTGCATCACTTGTCCGCTGAATCCCAGCTTGCCAATACGGATTGAGTAGAAGAGTTCTTGGTGGAACTGGGCGTAGATGCGCTCTATGACGCTGCTGTCGGTCACGGAAAACTCCTTGTCGAAGTTCTTCGTAGGGAAAGCCACAACCTTTGGTTCGTCTTCCTCGTTCTCAACCTCGACCGCAAGAATCTTCGCTGTGTTCTCGTCCCCCTGAAACTGCAGAAGGTCTTCATCGGAAATCATCTGTCCGCTCTCCACCTCTTCGCCTTTCTCGTTGAACTTAGGCACGCCCTTCTTGGTTACGAGCATACAAGATACGAGGAAGTTGTTTCTCACGTTTCTCATCTTCACGTTTCCAAGTCCCTCATCGGTCGAAATCTCCGTGATGGCAGAATCGTAGCTGGCTGTAGGATAGATAAACTTTCCGTCTAGGCTCTGCCACAGAATCTGCCCATTGTAGCTGTCGATACCGCCAGCGTTCTCAATCTGTTCAAGAACGATGTCGGGGTCGGGATTGAAGGTGTTGATGCGCTCGATGGTCTTCTCGTTCACCATCAACCGCTTTCCGTTCCTCGTTTTCTTCTGCTCCCAGTCTGGGTGCAGCAAGACGTGCGCCACGTTCCCCTTGTCGTCCGTCTCTTCCAGTCGGCAATTCTCAAAGGGTACGTGGCTCACGCTCGACACCTGCCCGAGAACGTTGTAGTTCACGTGAAGGGCAAAGCCTCCAAACCTCGCAAGGTCGCCCGATACGTTCCGAAGCAAATCGTCTGCCGTGTCCCCTTGCTGGTTCATCGCTAACGCTGCGATAACATCGCTGTCGAAGCCGTAGCCCTCAATGAATCGGGCGTAGCGGTTAAGGCAGAGCATTGCCGTGCCGCTTGCTTCCGTGATGCGTGCGAGGTTCTGCGGATATAGATTATCATATCCGTATGCCTGCATCTTGAATCGGCTGACGTAGCCAATATCAATTCTTCGCTTCGGCTTCTTAACTGTCTTTACGTTCATCTTGCTTGTGTCGTTTTACTTGTTGTTTTGTTATTCTTCCTTGCCTGCTTTTTCGGCTTGGTCGAGATCTTTCTTCTTATCGCTGCCTGCTGGCTGCTGTTTGTTCTCGATGAGTTCCTCGCTGGGTATCTTCTGGAAGTATTTCTCCATCTGTGGGTACTTCGTCAGATATTCGTGCGCTACCTTGTCGGTCAGGTTCTCATTAGTGAAAATCTTACCATGGTAAAAATCCGGGCAGGAAATGATAAAACCTGCCTTCATTGCGTAATTACATTGCTTTGGCATAGCCTTTTCTTTTTTGAGTTTTGAATAAATTTCGATTAAAGCATCGTGGTAACACTGCTGGCAGGTTGTCGGAACAAACCGCTTCCGTGTTACCTCGAAATATAGAGATTCAATAACTGCCTTGTCGGATGCGTCAAAGGGACTGTCAAACCGTTCCTTCAACTCTCCGACCTTGGCTGTCGCTTCCTCGTAGGTCATAGCTTAACCTCCTACGGCTTCTGTTGTCAGACTGGCGTACTTGGCTGCCGTTGTCTCGCTGTCTGTATCAAAGAAGAAATAAGCTGCCTTCGGTACGCTCTCCTCTTCCAGCGTGATAAGCCAGCCGCCCTCGGTGTCGTCTGAGTACTTGTCGTTTTCTCCAGCACTTGCCTTCAGTGCCTGCGCATATCCAAATACCTGGTACTCTGCCTTTCCGTCCGCTCCCTTCGAAAGGTTGCGCAGGATGATAACGAACTTTCCGTTCGCCAGTCCGTCAATGATATTTGCGCAAACGTCAGGTGTGTTTGCCAATACCACGACTGCTACGGTATTCTTCCAGCTGTTGCGATACGTGCCAACGATTAGCTCGGTCTTGGTTCCAGTGTATGGCTTGCTGCCTTCCTGCCGGATAGCGTATGCTTTCTTGCCAGTCTTCAAGACCAATGTGCTAATTATATTACCCACGACAACGGACTTGGCAAAGTCAATGTCGTCTCGGTTGATGATAAGTCCATCGCCCTCCAATCCCTTTGTTACCTGGTCTTCGCAAGGGATGATGATGTCCTGGGCGATAAGGCTCTCGCAAGTTTTTGCCATATTAATTCGTTTTAAAATTGTTATATCCCCAACACCGTTTTGTGGGTGTTGAGGATTTGAAACTTAATACTTGATGAAGATATGGAGCGATTAGTAAGCCGCGTGGATCATATTCTCTTCGAGGAGAGCCGTGCCAATCTTACCAGTTGAATAGATATAGTTTCTACGCTCCTTGTGGTCGAACCAAGCATCCAGCTCACTAATGAGCGAATCCTGCGGTGTGCCGACCATCAGCTGCTTAGGGTTACAGAAGACCATACGATGAGGAAGGTTGTACGCTGTAGCGCCTTTCTCATAGCCCTTAATCATTCTGTCCCAAATGCTGACACTGGCAATTTTAATGCCGTTGTAGGTCGATGTTTGGAAGCCATCGAAGACCTTCTCCCAAGGCATAATGTCGTGGTACGTCTTCTTGATGTCGTAAGTCAATGCGTCAGCCAGCGAGCGTGTCATAAGAAGCACAGCGTTCGGATCATCGATGATGCGTGAGTCCACGTTCATAAGCATATTGTCTACAAGGTCGGTTGCCACACCCTGCTTGCGGATTGCCGCAATCTGCTCCGCCATCGTGGTTTCCTTGTTGGCTGCAATCTCGGTGCGGTTCTTTGTGGCTGTAGCTGCGAAAATTTTCTTGAAGAGACCATCGCAAGTGGTAAAGTACTCCTTCTTCAATCCATCGGTCAGCTTGCCGCCCTCGGAAACAGTCTGCGCATCCTCAGCACCAAACCAGCCGAATCGCCAAACCATCTGCTTCATAGCACGCTCAAGTGCATCGGTGTAGATTACCATGAAGTCGGTGCTGGTGAGGTCTCCAATGTCTGTGCCGGTCTTCAAGCTGTACTCTGCGATTGAGCCTTTCAGCGAATCATAGCAAATCTTGATTGGTACTTGCCAGTCGCCAAGCTTCCAGCGCTCCAAGTTGTTGGCGATGCCCTTCTCGTCATACGTTGGGTCGCAACCGCTGCCAGCCTTGCCGACCATCTCCATCTCACCAATGATGGCGATAGGGTCTCCGTCCTTGACCTTAGTGATGGTGACGAAATCCGCAATGTTTTCATCCTTGTAGAACGTCTCCTGAACGGCATCCTTGATGGTCTTCAGATTTTCGGGTTCGAGGACAAAGTTCTCGAACTGCTTTACATCAAAAGTATTACTCATAATTTATAACTATCTAATTTGTTTTTACTTGATTTCTTACAACGTTTTAGTCCTTGCTTGGTCGTTTCTTGAAACGATAAGCCTTGACCTTCTCGCTGATAGTCTTTGCGTCCGCCTTAACGTCCACCTGCTCTCCTGCGCCCTTGCCGCTTGGCTGTCGCTGTGCTGGCTGGTAGTGGCTGCTGAAGCCTGCCAGCACCTTCTCCGCACCGCCAGCCATCTTCACTGCATTCAAGATGCGCATATCCTCCTTGCTCTTCGCAAGTTTCTGTGCGCTTGCCAGCTGTGCCTTGGTGTCACTCAACTGCTGATTAAGTGCTGCAACCTGCTGCTGCAACTTGGCTACGGTGTCGTTGTCGGTGCTTGATGCGCTGCTGCCCTCACCGCCTTCACCACCCTCATTGTCGGTGTCGTCTGCGGTCTTAATGTCGGTGATTACACCATCCTCGACAACGATTGTCTTGCCATCGGGCATTTCAAACGTTCCGTCCGGACTTGCCTTGTCGCCAACCTGCGGGTCTCCCTCCTCACGCTCTACGGTCAGTGTCTGTCCGTCCGCTGTGTTGAGTTCCATAGCCTTTGGCTCTACCTTGGCTTGTGGCTCTACCTTGGCTTGTGGCTCTACCTTGGCTTGTGGCTCTGCCACCGCCTGCTCTGCTTCCTCCAGTGACTTCACGCCCAACTTGGCGAGGATCTTGTCAAGGAGAGAAGCCTTTACTTCTGTTTTCTTCTCCATTGCTTTTGGATTTTGTTGTTTTGAATTAATGAATTGCTCTATATTGCGCTTCGATGCGCTTGCGCTGATTGGCGCAACCGTGCTGCTTATAAGACCTAGGCGCAAAGCCTCGCTGGTGCTGATGAAGATGTCCTTATCCATCAAGGCTTGAATCTCTTCCCGGTCGCACCCGCACCGCTCTACGTATGCGTCCACCATCTTGTCCTGCCACATCTGCATTTCCTCGCCCTGGTTCTTCAAGTCCTTTGCGTTCAGCTGGTCGCCCAGACACCAGCCGGGAATCCACGGATTGTGCAGGAGAAAGGCAGCGTTCTCGTATGCCTTGCGGCTCTCCTTTGGTGCTGCCAGCATAATGATTGTTGCCATACTAGCAGCCTTGCCCTCAATAGTGCAGGTTATCTTCTTGCCGCTCTGTCTCAGTCGGTCGTAAATCGCCCAGCCTTCGACAACAGAACCGCCATTGCAGAAGATACGCATATCGATGGTATCATCATCCTTCGGTATGCTTGCCGCAAAAGCATCTATATCTTGAAAGCATACGCAGTCACCACCAAACCATTGATACCAAAACTTGTTGTCTTGGCTGTCGATGTCGTTGTATATTCTGAGTTTAGCCATTGAAACGTTATTTTTAAGTTTTAAAACGCTGCAAAGATACGATTATTTTCGATATGTTTATCTCATAAACAGTTAATTTTCCTAAACAAGCCGAAAATTTGCGCTCTAAGCGGATTTTACTGCCTTGGGCGTATATCTTTACCACCTTCGACTAAAAACCGCTCAGAACGCAAATCTTGATGAAATAACAACACCGTTAGATCCTGCCGATATTCTCTATCGTCTGCACTCTCCGCTGTGTTCGGTTTATCTCTTCAACGCTCACTACTGGCTGTGGAGCCATCTGATACCCTCTTGCAACCGCTGCCGCCAGCATATCCATACCGATATTGCTGCCGCCGTTGTTTACCACGATAGGCACACCGCCTCCAAGCTGGTTGAATGCGGATAATATCGGACTGAACATCGATGTCGCCTTGGCGGTCATTACGCTCTCGCCATTGGATAGCCTTGCCGGGATGCTGTCGCTCGTTCCAGTGCCCGAGCCTTGGACGTAGCCACCAGTGGAAAAGCCCTTGACAGCAGCCTTGGCTGCTGCAAACGCTGCCTTGATTAAAGCAAGCTTGGCTGCTGCACTTGCAACTCCTGCCCATCCGCTATTTTTAATGCTATCTGCAAGAATTCCTACGTAAGTCGCAGTCATTTGCTTCTCAATCGCCTCTAGGTAGGTTGTCAGCATGGTTTTGAGGAAATTATGGAAAGTCAGATCCTGGCTCTCGAAAAACGCAACTAAACCATCACCGATCAACCCGATATAATCGGCTATCATTTGGTTCTGCTCTTGAAGTTTCTGTTGTTTGTTTTTGTTTTCCCTGGCTTGCAACTCAATAGTTGTATCGTGCAGTTCCTGCTGTAGCAGCTTCTGTGCTTCAACATTCTCTTGGGTCATTGCTAGCTTCTGCTCTAGGAAAGCCTTGTATCTCTCCAGCTTGGCTGTATCGTCAGCTTCCTCTCCAGTGCCACCGTGCATAATGTCAGCTTCCCTGCGTGCCTTCTCTGCGTTCTCGAACTCCTTGTTTAGTTCGTCCACAATCTCCTTGGCTTGGTTCTTCAAGTCCGCTTTCGCCTTAATCATAATATCGAGCAGCTTAGCCTGCATTTCCTGCGCCTTTTCCGCTCCTATCTCACCAGCTGCCACGTATGCGTCAATGCTCCTTGCCACCATATCCTTCTCCAGCTGTTCCAGGTCGTTGCTGTAGTCTCGCTCGTTGTCATACATACCTGCGAGGTATCGCTTCTTTGCGTCCATTACTTGCTCGTTGTACTTGTACTGGATAAGCGCAATCTGTGCCTGCAATTCTTTTTCCTGCTTTTTCCTGCGCTCTGCCTCTGCCTTGGCTTCCGCTTCTTCCTTGGCTCTCTGTGCCTTGGTCTTGGTGGTGCTGCCCTTGGCTGCTGGTGTCGTTCCCTTGTTTCCGTTTGCTGGCTCGCTGCTGGTCGCTCCACCGTCTAGGTTCGCAAGTTTCAGATGGTTCAGTCTTCCGTTCACTGCGTTCTCGTATCCGTCAGCGAATGCGTTTCCAAAGTCTGCGCCAGTCTTCTTAATATCATTCCATCCTTCCTTGATAAACTTGGAAAGGTCAAATATCTCCTTGAATCCCTGCTGTGCCTTGGAAAGGTCGAAAGTTACGATACCCTCCAATATATCGAGCGCACCCTTCAGGCTTCTGCCGACTTGTTTCATTGCATCGATGATAAGGTTTGCCACGCCTCTAACTACCGACCAAACTCCACGAAAAGCAGCTCCAAGTGTCTGAATAACTCCACGCAAAAGAAGGCTCTCGTTGTACCAGTCGATGAAGTAGTTTATCGCCTTCACCACTCCATTGATAACTGCTGTAAGTGATTTCTTCGCAATCGTTGACAGCTGAGCCTTCATCTTCTCGAATCCACCCCCGGTGTAATCAAACAATGAAGCCATTGCGTCCTGCAATTCCTTGGTTGCGTTCAATTCGTCTTCTTGTGCCTTGGCAATATCCCCGGACTTTGCCTTCACTTTGTCCATATCAAGTTCGATATTACCGAGCATTTCAATATACGCTAGTCCGGCATCCTCTCCAGGACCACCGAAGATGTTGGCAATTGCGCTACCTACAGCAGCACTTGACTGAGGGAGTTCCTTCAACTTATTAGCCACCTCTTGCATAACCTGGAATGTGGTCTTGCTTCCGTCCTGCAAGTCCTTTTGAACTTGCTTGGAAGAAATACCTATTCCGTCAAGTGCAGCAGCCGTAGCGGTTGTCATTTCTCGAAGTCGTAGATTTCCTTCCTTGATAGTGTCAACACCCTTGTCGCTGAAGATACCTTCCTTGGTCGCTTGCGTTGAGATTGCCACCATTTCCTCAGCACTCAGTCCGGCTTCCTTGAAGTATCTCGGGTATTCCTTAATCGTGTCGAGGAATTCTCCGTTGGCGTTTGCACCGCTCACCAGTCCGTCCTGCATAATCTTCAAACTCTCAGAAACGGAAATGCCGAAAGCCTTGCTCATCGTATTAGCAGACTGCATCGTCTCCGTGAATTCCAAACCGAATGTATTGGATACCGCAAGAACCTCGTTGCGCACGGATTTCATCTCGTCCCCAGTCAATCCGGTGAACTGCTGCGTCAGTCGTGTGGCTTCCATCAATCCCTTGTTGTAGTCATACCACCACTTGAATGCCATCCCGACACCTGCCACACCTGCCATGGCTAGGAAATAAGGGTTGGTCAATAAGGAAAGAACCGTATTTTTCAACGCACCAAACTTCACCCTTAGGTCTTCCACAGACTTTCCCATTTCCATAACCTTTCCGATTCCGGTATCATCAACAACATCAAAACCGAAAAACTCGGTATTCTGTAGGTCGTCAGCCGCCTTAATCATTGAATCGTAATAGCTGCCGACACTGCGCTGAAATCTTCCTGTAGCCTCCTCAGCCTCTTTCAGTTCCTCTATCAAGTCTTGAATATGCTCCTGCATCTCCTGACCCTTTGAACTATCACGCTCGGCACGGCTCATCTCATCGTAAGCCTTTGTGGCATTTGAAAGCTGGGCACGCAACTGCTTCAAGCTGCCCTCCTGCTCGTTCTCTGTGCGAACGTTGTTCTGTATCTCCTTCTGCAAGGCTCGCACGTTGTACTGGTATTCCTTGATGGTTGCGTTGATGGCTTCCGTCTGCACCTTCATCTCGTTGGTCGTGATGGTCTTGTCTTTTTCCTGCTGCTTCAAGTCCTTGATGGATTGCTTTAGCTGGTCTATCTTCTCCTTGTATCTGATGATGCCATAGATTGCATCCTCGTACTTGACCTTGATGTCAAGAATCTGCTGTTTGTCTTCACTTACCATAGTTTTTTGTCTTTTAGTTGTTCAACTCTATCATTGTAACCTCGCAGTATCCGCTGTTTGTTGTCTTGATTTCGAGAACAGCAAAATACGCTCCGTACTGGGCAAGGTACACTGGCTTCGTTTCATCAAAGTTCAGTATCTCCAAATCGGAAAGGTTGAACCGCTCCGTTATCTGGTGCGGATTCGCCACTGTCTTTCTCAGCTTATCAAGCTTGCTGTCGAATATACCTTGCAGGTCGATGTTGAAAGCCAATACCGCATAGCCGGCATCGTCCTTTGCAAGATTCACGATTCGGTCTTTGCACGCCTTGTACTTGGTGGCTGTCTGTACCGTTAACGTGGTTCTACCAAAGGTGCGTTGCGTACTCTCCCACTCGTATATCGGTATGCGGTTTCCGTCCGTGGCTGCGAAAGACAGCGTGCAAACGTCCTGCGTATATTCCAGCGTCTTGTTGTCTATCTCCATATCCGCATCGTGCTTCCGAAAGACGGTATCGTCTTCCTTCCACTTGTAGATGTTATGCTGGCAGTAGTCCTCTACGCTGAAATCGGTCTGCCTTGGATGGTTGCAGGCTTCACTTGGGATGAGCTTCTTCGTCCAGTCCACCGCTTGCGCCTTGGCTTCCCATAGGCTCACGATGTCCGCAAACGCAAGTCTGCCATCGGTGAATCGCTGGCTTGGGAACGTTGATGTCAGAATGCAGATACACTTCAGAAAATCCGTCACCTTGATGTCGGGCAGGTTCTTGCCGATAGGGAAATTTCCTCCGTAGGGCACTTCATCGCTCTGACTGATGCTTGCAGAAATGCGTCCGTTGTACCCACGAAGCCCTCTCAAGACTCCCTTACCGTAGTGTTTGAACTCGAAGGTCACGATGTCGCCCTCTTCAAGTTGAATCTCCCCTCGCCCTGCTGCAAGGTGTATGAACCGTCCGTTTACCTTGTCCGAATCGTAGTCTGTAATATACCTTCTAGAAGAAGCGTCATCTTCGTCTATATCCTTGCCTGCGATGTATGTCTTGGTGTACTCGCTTTCCTCCTGGTCGCTCGTATGCTTTGAAACAACCTTGATTTCAACGTAGCAAGGATCATACTGATATACTCCGTTCCATTCGGTAGAGCCTTCGTAAGAGTTTCCGATGTGCCCATTCGGTCGTGCATTCGATGCGTCCCACGACCAGTTCATCTGAACATCGAAAATCATCGTGCAGGCAATCTTTACTTTCAGCTGACTGTATCTGGTCGCAAGTTCCAGTCCATCGAAGACCTCCGATAGGCTCGTTGGCTGGAATTCAAGAATGCCGAGGTTCGTTGTTGCGATGAAAGTACCCTCAAAGCTGCCTACGACCGTCTGTGCATCTGCCTTCCTCGTAATTAATGGGACCGCAAGCCCCTTGATGGTTTCTTTCGCCTGGCTGCTCCATCCGAATGCAACCCCGGCCTGTGCCGTGATAAGGTCTAGGATATATTGTGCCGTCACGCTTGGCTGGATTGCTCCCTTGTCAGCATAACCAAAAGAGCCACCTCCGCCAAACGAACCGCCTCCGCTCGAAGAAGTCTGTACTTCCCTGCTGCTGGCTCTCGCCCGGCTCTCAGTCTCGCTCTTAACTTGAATGGTCGTTCCAGTGCTGTATTCCTTGATTGCGTTGATGACCAGCCACTCTGCCGTGGCTGGTGCTTGAAGGTCTATATCGATTGGCTCACTCTCGCTGGTGTACTTCACGCTGTATGGTGCGAATCTCGATGTCTTGTATTGTGTTCCGCCCGATACGTAGTAGTTGCTTTCCGAACCTTCGCCTGCTATCCAGTAGAGCATTCCATCCCTTGATGGCTTCACGTAGATGAGCCTTCCTGCCTGCTTATACCTGGTTATGTTCACCGTGATTTCTGTTCCAGCCTTGTCTGCTGGTATGTCTTCCACTCCCCAGGCTTCCGTAAACCCGGTTGCAGGGTCGTAGCTTCCGTATTCCACCTGCCCTGCTGGTGCTTCGTCCATCAATGCAAATCGGATGCTGATAGTCGTCATAGCAGTTTTCGTGTCTCCACTGGCGCAAAGGATGCCTGCACCGATAGATTCTGATAAAATCGGGTCGGGTGCTGGTATGGTCGGATTGGTTTCCGCCTCGGTTGTTCCTGCATCCGCAGCAAGGCTCACGATGTTCTTGTTACTGTCGAGTATTGCCCAGGTTCGATAGTCCCCCTTTCCCAACACTTTGCTGATGGTCGCTCTCATTCCAGCCTCGAAAGGTATGATTGTGCACCGATAGGCACCATCGGTCAGCACCTCGCCAGATACATATATTCCGACCTCTGTTCCTGTTCTTATCTTGCCGTCAACGAGTGAATATGTCGTGTTGCTGTTCCCTCCAACGTTGCGGTCATAGCCCTGCCAATCCTCACTTGATGTCTTGACCGCTGCAGGGTCGTAGCTTCCATAGAAAACTCCCTCGGAAATCGCCTTTTCGTAGGTGTAGGAGCTGTTGTTTCTGTTGAACCGCAGATACTTCGTGCAATTTAACTCGTTCAGTTTCAAATCGGACGATTGCAGCGTTGCCAGTGCCTGGAACAATCCCCAATAAATCGAAATTTCGATGGTTTCCTTTACGCTCAGGACGCTTGCCCTTCCGTTGCGGATAATCTCCAGTCCGTTACGGAAATAACGTGCTGTGTGGAAAATATAGGGGTATTTGCTGCTTGTGCTCGGTTTTCCTGCGAACTCCAGCACCGCCATATTGTGCGCTGTCTTGGGCAGGTTGATGGTGTATGTCGTGTTGGCGGTCATTTTCGTGATGTCACGGAAAAGGTTGCTCTTGATGTCGAGCGTGATTGCCGTTTCCTCGCTCAAGTCCATCAAGATGCCATCGATGTAAAGTTGCTGGTCTGTCATAGCTGCTGAATCTGTGTATTGTTAATAACCAGGTTGCAGACGAAATCCTGCAACTCTGCCGTTGTCTTGGTGTAGGTTCCTGCCTTGATTGTCACGCTCTGCCAGTTGTTGTCCCCGAGGTACATATCAACGACCGGGCTGCTTGCCACGTCTTGCAGGAAATCGAACGTCTCGCTGTCCACCAGCGGTGCGCAAAGCGGTATGGTGTCCTCCCTGCTGTAGCCCTGCCTTCTGCCGTTCGCTCCGAGGTAGCCGAATATCGTATCGTCAAATTCTCCGAGGTTGTTGCGAATGAAGCTGGTGTCGCTGCTTATCGCCCTGCTCTCATCTCCTTGCGTGAATAGCCAGTAGCGGTAGAATCCGTGACGATCAACCCAACGCAGGTAGATACCCTTATCCGTGTTGTCGGTCTTGATGGCTGCCAGTTCCGTATACTTGCTGCTGGTCTTTAGATAGAACGTAAAATCGAATGTTGTGTCGAAAGTCGCCTGCTGTATCTTCTCATAATAGTCCTTGATGGAGTAGGATTTCGCTCCTGCCTTTAGAACCTTACTGGTAATCTCGAAAATGCCCTGCTCTGCTATGTCTATGTGCTTATTCGTAACCCTTCCGTCCGCATACACAAGAAGGCTGGTTTCCTCGCTGATGTATAGTCCAAATGAGAATGGGAAGTTCGTGAACCATGTCAGTTTCTTGCTTGCGTTCCACGTCTCGCCTGCCCTCATCGCTCCCCACACGTAGAAGGTCGTGTAGCTGAATGTCGAGATGTCGCTCCCCTTGCTATTCTTAACCTTCACGGAAATATTGAACACTGCCCCTAGTTTGCTCTGCTGAATCTCCTTGGTGTAGTCAAGGTTCCCGAAGCTGATGCCATCGAAGAGTGCCTGCACATATTCCCGGTAGTCCATGATGCAGTTATCTGCAAACGCTTCCACGCTGTACGTGTGCGCCCTGGTCTCCCTGCTGATGGTTGTCTCGATGCTCGCAACGCCCGAGCCGCTTGCCTTGATGATGCAGGGAAGGAATGCAAAGCCTACAGCGTCCGCATACTTAATCGTGATGCCGTTTTTCGTTGTCTGTCTCATACCGTCTCATTGTTTAGTTTGATACTCCCCACCGACTGGTGGATTAAGAAAATAAGTCGCTGCCCCAGCCGTTTCATCGTGTCGGGCACAACGTTGCTGTACACGTCAGCCCTGCCGCCAGTGCGGTGCAGCCTAGAACCCTTGTTGGCGATGGTGTGGGCGATAGCCCCTGCCATACTCATATCGCCACGCTCTTGCGGTGTGTACTTGTGCGGTCGCTGGGTCTTGTAGGGGATAGGTGTGCCGTGCAGTCCCTTGTCCTTCATCCACTGACGGATGATGCCACGGAAGCCGTATGGTATCTTTCCTGCCCTTCGTCCAGTCTCCAGCACACCGAATGGCTTGTGTCCCCATAGGATGGTCTCATCCTCGCTGGGCTGCTCCACCTTTAGGCTCGCTATGGTGCGCCCCGATGCGTTCTGTCCGTTGATTCTGATGTGGTTGATGATAAGCTGCCGTGCTCTCTCCACTTCCTCCCTCATTATCAGCGATGCCGCCTTGGGGTCGAATTGAATACCTCCCTTGCTCATACCACACACCCTCCTATGCTCTGTGTCAGTTGCAGGGAGTACATTACGCCCGACACGATCGTGCTCAGCCGCTCGATGATGGTCTCGTAGTACTGCTGCCCCTCCAGCGGTTCGAACTGGTGCGACTGGTTGATGGCTCGTATCATCCTTGCCCCTGCCACCTTCATTCGGTCGATGCACTCTCCGTTGTCTTCTCCTTCCGCTCCCCTCGGTACGGTGTCGAGATAAGCCAGGGCAACGTTCACGGTGTCGTAAACCCTGCCGTTGCGTATCTCTGTCGTGCCGCTTGCTGGTATGATGCACACGATTGCCGGGTAGCTCAGCTTCTCCAGCTTGGTGTCCGCAGTGTCCCAGTCCTCGAAAAGGTAGGTGTAGTCTGGTAGCGTGTCTGCTGCCAGCTGCTTCAATGTTTCTCTGATTGTTGCCATAATTATCTGGATTTACGTTTCATCTCCTCCGCCTGCAACTTCTGCAGGTTCCGCTCGTAGAGACTTCTCTTGTTGTCCATCTCCATACACTTGTAGATGCGAAGCCACGGTGTCTTCAATACCTGGTCGTGGTCGCTGATGCCCATCCTCACTGCGTACCAGTCCAGCATGCCGAACAAGCCGAAGCGCAGGGTGTCGATGCCTGCCTCCTTCTCCAGTCTCGTTGGCTTCGCTGTGTCGGTGCTCTCGAAGAGCTTGTTGATGCGCTCAACCTCTGCTGTTACCCATCCGATGAGCATAACGACATCAACCGCCCTAGCCTGCTCCACTTCCTTGTGGCTCAGACCGAGGACGGTTGTTACTATCTGATACAGACTTTCCTCGCTGTCTGATAGCTGGGAAAGGTCAATAAGCTGCCCGATGGATAGCTGGTTGAGGTTGTCGGGAACTTGTTTCTCCCCGACAAAAGCTGGTCGTGGCTGCTTGCCGATTTTATAGCTGGTGTGCCTAGCAACTGCCAGCCAATACTTGAATGTAGTGTTCTTATCCATACGCTTTATAATTGTGTCGTAGTTATTGTCTCAATACGTGCGCCCTAGCCGTTCCGTGGCTTGCTACGGATAACTTCTTCAAGGCTACGTATCGTATTGCGTCTATGCCGTGGTTGAATGCGTCTATAGGCTGGTTCGTGGTCTCTCCATCCCTTGACTTCTTCCACTTGTATTGCTGCATATTCTCGATGATGCCGTGGCTGCGTCTTGTAATGTTGATGCGGAAACGCTTCAAGATGTCGATGCCGTTGTTGATACTGTCCGCTCCCTTGGTGCTTCCTATTATCCACAGCCCTTGGTTGTGTATCTCCTGAATGCTCTTTGGCTCTGCCGAGTCTGCAATGATGAGGTCTCGTTTCGTCAGTCCTTGCTCCTTGCATCGGTCTGCGATGTCTTCGTTCGTCAGTCCGGGCTGGTAGATTTCCTCGTCCACCCATAACTCTCCGTGTGCGAGAATAACGTGCTCCAGAGCAGTTGGGTCGTTGGTGAATCCGAAGTCCATACCCCTGCACTCCATCTTCCACTCCTCCCTTGGTGGCAGCTTGTCAACGATGCCCCAGTTGGTGAAGATAAGCCCGGTTATCTTTCCAGTCAGTCCACGCGCATATACTCGCCACAGCTCTGGGTCGTCAATCTCTTCAATCTTCTTGTGCTCCTGCTCAGTAAGGAATCGGTTGTTTCGGTGGTCGCTCAGTATCAAACGGCAGTCATCCCTTCCGATGATGTTGTTGTGCACCCAGAACCTTGCGCTTGGGTTGTAGTCGATGAACACCTGCTTTCGGGTTCGGATGGCAAGCTGCCAAAACACTTCGTAGGGCACACCGTTCGCCTCGTTCACGAACAGGTAGTCTCGCTTACCGTTCTTGGCATCCTGCGCATCCTGGTAACTCTTGAACTCGATGATTGAGCCGTTCTTACCTCTGTAGCTGCTGTCGCTCTTGTTGTTCTTGAACCAGTCAAGAAGCTCTGCCCTTGTGTGCAGGATGGTGTCTAGGTCTCGCATGGCTCCCACCTTCAAGTTTGGGAGGTCTTGACCGCACACCGTGATAATTGCCATCGGATGCTCAAAAGAAAGCACTATAAGACGCTGCATAATGGTGTATGTCTTCCCCGAGGACGTGCCTCCTTGGTTCACGAGAAACCTTGGCTTCACGTCCGCATTCGGGGCATACAGTTCACCAATAACGTCAAATAGTGCCATTCTTATAAACAATAAAACTTAAAACAAAAATTATTCTTTATCCAATCCCTCACGCTCGATTACTTCCTGCTCGCTGGATGCACACTCGTGCCCCGAGTTGATGTAGCGTACCTCGATGCCGCCTTGGAAGCCTGCGTTCAGGTCGAGCACGACCTTATCCAGTCCGAGCAGCTTGCAAATCTGCGTCTCAGCTTTTAGGATGATGTCAAGATACCTTGGGTCTCCGAGTCCTCGCTTCTCAGCATCGTACATTATCGCCTTGACGGTCTCCATCGTTACCTGCCCAGTTGCAGGATTCTCGCTTGGCAGTCCGACTTGCGTCTGTGTCTTGCCGTGGTAGTCTTCCTTGGATTTCTCCCACGCATCCCAGGCTTCACGTATTACCAGCTTCAACCTTGCCACCTCGCTGGTTATCTTTTCGTCTGTGTCGGTCAGTCTCTCTTCCCTCCACTCCTTCAATAGCCGCTGAATGTCGCAGTGCGCTTGATTGTATTTCGGTCTGTCGAGCCGTTTCCTCACCTCTGCCGTGATTTCTCGCTCCGTCCATCCCTTGCGGTATAATGGTGCGATAATCTGCAAGCGGTTTTCGATGTCGATTTTCTGCGCTCGATGTTTGTTGTTATTACCTTGTGGCATACGATTCTGATTTAAAATTTAGCTCCGTTGTACTTGTATACGATGTTCCCCTCGCTGTCTCGTTCGTCAGCTGGTACCATAGCCCCTTCGAACATCTTGTATGGCGAGTGCGCTGCCTGCGGATTGTTCCAGCACCACTTCATATAGTCGGCTGCGCTCATCGTGTAATACTTCGAGTATTTCTCACGTGTTCCCAGGTTCATCGCCTTCTCCAGTCTCGCCCTCAAAAGGTTCTCTGCATCAAGCTTGATGTCGCTCCACCTCACGTATCCCTTGCGCTTGCAAATGTTCAGTGCTTCGCACATCTGCCCCCTGCTGTAGTTCCACGTTGGCGGCAATCCACAGCAACTTCCGTTGTGGCAAAGTTCCTTGAAGTGTGCGTCCGATACATAAAAGCGCATTCCCAGCTGGTCGCACAGTTCCTTCATATTCCTGAAGAACGGTTCTTTAACCTTGCGGTTAAGTCTAAGATAGCCGGATTGTACGCTGTACTTCTTGTAGAATGCGAGAATGTCGAAACCTGCCATCTTGCTGATGGTAGGCAACAATTCCCTCAGTGTCGGGCTTCTCGTCTCCAGGCAAAAGAACTCGGTGCTCAAGGCTGTAGCCCCTCTGTTGAATGCTTCCTTGATAAGGTCGAGGTACGTTGGCGTGCTCACTCCGATGATGAAGGGTCTCAGTCTCAGCGTTGCCCCTCCTGCCCCTGCATTGGCGATGCGCTCGATGGCTTCCAGTCGTGCTTGTGGGCTTTCCACCCCTCGCTCTATTACTCTAGCCTTCTCTGCATCGCTGGTAATGATTGAGAACTTGAAGTTCCAGTTCTTCTGCCCTCTGATCAAGTCCATATATCGCTCATCCTTGGTGAACCATGCTCCCTTGGTCGAGAAGCAAAGCGGATAGTCTATATCCTTGAAGAAACGCAAAAGCTCCAGTGTCGTTCCATACTTCCGTTCGAAGTTGTCGAACTGGTCGCTCATACTTCCCCACTGCATAACCTTGCGAGCCTTGATGTATGGCGCAAAGTCTCCACCGTGCTTGTCGGGGTCAATAAACATTCGCTTGATGCGCTCAACGCTCACGTCCTTAACCTCCTTGTGCAGGTATTCCTTCTTCTTACTGCCAATACCTCGCTGGTTCTGAGCAAAACAATACATACAGCCAAAGCTGCAATTATTGTAAGTGTCAAAAGCCATTGGCATTGAGCAATCGGGAAACTCGTATGTTATTCTTGGAGTGTTGCAATAATGTTCTGCCATATCCTCATAAATTTATTTTATTGATGATAAAGTCTGCGATTTGGTCTGCCGTCAGCTTCGTGGTATCTATCGCTACAACGTCACACCCAGCAGTTTGCCATTTCTTTGCCGAGTGTGCCGATTCTCGCTGTCCCCGGATAATATCCTTGCTCAACGTTCCGTTAGACCGTTCTGCGAGCCTTTTTTGGATTTCTTGCAATGGTGCGTATAAGAAGATTACAATCTGTCTGTCTGCATTGAACATTGCGTGCGTCAAGTTCGGACCCCAGCATTTAAGTCTCATCCCTTCGCAAATGATGCAGTCGGTGCTTTCCAGTGCCTTCTTCACGATGTCCCGAAGTATGGTCGTACCGTTCAGATTGTCAACACCTCCGTACTTAACATCGTATCGCCCTGCAAATGCAACTCCATCCCTGGTGCTGCTTATTCCGTCCTTGTAGCTTTCAACGCCACCAAAGCTTTCTATCAGCTTTCGGGCAACGGTGCTCTTTCCGCTGGCGTTGGTTCCGATTATGAAAACACAAGTCTTTCTCATATTCGAGTTATTTTTATTAAATTTCGTCTCTGTCGGATTGAATTGTTCCGAGCGGATAGTTTATCCATTTCAAGCGTTTCTCCGACTTAAACGCGAAAATTCCGACTATTCGGGTTTTTCTTTGAGTTCTTCCACGTCAAAGTTGCGCTTCTCGATTGCGTCAAGTCCCAGCATATCTGCCACGGCTTTTGCGTCCTCGCTGCGATATACGATGATGATGCGCTGCTCTTCGTCCTCTTCCGGCTCGTAGGTCGTGGCTTCCTGCTGGATTTCCCAGGGGTTCAATCCCCATCGCTGCATATCGTCCACGTCAAACGCTCCCTTCAGCTTCTCTTCATCCCAGCTGCCAAAATAGACGTTATCCTTGATGATGAACTCGTCCGTCTCTTCCTCGGATAGGCTGTCAGCAATAACGACCTCGACCTTTGGTTCTTCCTTCCACTTCTCCCAGTGGTTGCAAAGCTGCTGCTTCTCCCCATCGGTCAGTTTCACGGCTACGGCTTCAATCGCTCCCTTGATTGCTTCGTCTTCCATCTGCTCGATGTTGAGAAGGGCACGGAAGCGCATATTACCTCCGAGGATAACTCGGTTCTCATTGCATACGATTGGTCTCATCTGCAACATCTTCGGAAACGTCAGAATACTCTCAACGAGCTTCTGCATCTGCTGTGGCTCTATTGTGCGTGGGTTGTCTTGGTTCTCCACAAGGTCGTGCAGGTTGATGTTCTCGATTCTATTCTTCTCCATTGTCTTCCTCCTTTCCTTCTTGTCTTGGTTTCAGTTCGTCAAAGTTCCAGACGATGCGGTCGATATGATCAACTCCAAGCAGCTTGGCAAGGAATGGCTCATCGGCTGGCTTGTAGTGAATGATTACGTTCTCACGTGGCAGAACGCCATCGCCCATTATCGTTGGCAAGTCGTCAGGAGTCAAGTCCTGCCCTTCGATTTCGGGCGGTAGTTCCCCTGCGAATGGGTCGCCCTCTTGGTCGTCCTTGTCTTTCTTCTTGCACTTGCTGGTGCTGCTTGCTTCCGCTGGTGCTGGGTTCCAGACTGGCATACCCCAGTTCTGAAGCTGTGCGCTGTCCCATCGGTTCGCCAGGTCGTTGAAGTCCCAGTTACCGAAGGATAGATTGTCTTTAATCATAAACTCCTGCTTCTGTGCTTCCGTCAAGTCTGATGCACTCACCACGGTAACTGTAGGCTGTTGCTGCCATCCCTGCCAGTACTCCATCAATGCGGATTGCTCCTCATCGGATAGACGCTGCTCTGCATCCAGCTTCACTTGAATGCTTGCTTCGTCCATCGTGACAATGTGCTGCAAGGCTTTCAGTCGCATATTTCCACCCAGTGCGTGGAATGTCTCATCAACAACAATCGGGCGCAGGGTCAGCATTCGTGGGAACACGATGATGCTCTGCACCAGCTTCTGAAAGTTCGCTTGGCTTATCTCCCTTGGGTTCGCCTCGTTCTCGCTGACCCTCGATAGTGCGATTTCTTCTGTTTTCATCTTTTTCTTGTTTTAAGTTCGAAAAACTGCTTATCTAATAAACATCGGCGCAAAGATACGACTTTTTTGCTTTAGTTGTTTGTCCTTTGCCCACTTTTAACTTTTTCCAACACTTCGTTTTATTTTATCCATCAAAGGCTCTGATGGTCTTCTGAAGGGTTGTCAGTGGCTTCTTTGGCTTGACCTTGACCGGGTATCCTGCGCACACCCAGGCGAGGAGAAGTGCGTCTCTCTGGTCTTGGTTCATTCTCGGGAGCTTTCCGTCTGAGCTGATGAAGTAGGCGATTTCGTCTTGTGTTATTTTTCCGTCCTTGCCTTTCCAGCACTTCTTCAGCGGTTTGATTATCTCGTATGGGATATTGTAATGCTGACAGCACTCAACGATTAAGATTCCGGTCTGATGGTTCATCCCGGTTGAGCGTCCGATTGCTGCTGCCTTGACTGCCGACATAAATCTGCCTAGCACGTGCCAGTTGCTCTTGTTGAGCCAGCCGCCTTCAATGACGACCTTAACTTTCTTGCAGCTCTCGTTCATTGCCTTGAGGTAATCTATCAAAGCTGGAAAGTTCATTTTATAGGCGAGAAACTTCTTGTCGTCAAATACTGCTCCGACACCGCTTTCCTGGTTGTCGGGGTCGATGCCGATTATAACTGTTCCTTTTTCCATTTCGTTTTCTTTTGTTTTACTTTTGATATTCTTTTTTTTTGTTATTTTCTTGAAATTTTCGTTCTAAGCCGTTATTTATGTGTCTGTGGGTAGTTGTTCGGGTTGAGGAGTCCTACGTGCGTGTGTGCGCTTGTGTGCGCTTGTGCGCTAGCTCCCTACTATTCCTATCCTCTACCCTATAGTCCCTTCTCCTTTCATCGTCTTGCAGGCTTGAAACGGAAAAATCGAGGGAGTGCCTGGCGATTTGCAAAATAAAGAATATATCGTACCGAATGAGTTTATCCTACAAACACTCCCCCTTTGGGTTGCAGGAAGTTCCCGATGTTCCTTGTTTCGGGATTCCTGCACTACAATCTGTCTTCTGTTATTTCATTTCTTCGTGTTCCACCTCGCTTTCTTTTTAATCGGAATGAATGCCGGACGACTCTCGTCTTTCCGAGTTGCCAGATTAATAATTTAAGTGATTTCATTGAGCGCAAAGATACAGTCTCAAATGTGTTATACTTTATGTTGTTTGCCGTTTGCGGCATTCATTCGCTGGTTAAGTACTTATCTTGCTGCTTGGAGCAAGGATTGCTTCTTCTTTCTCCTTACACGCTCTGCAAGCCACTTGAAGTGCTCTGCAGCCTGCGGATCACGGAAAATGGAAGCCTGCGCTTCCAGGCTTGCCCTATCCAGCTTCTTTCTTTCGGCTTCAATTCTCCGCAGCTTCTTCTGCTTGTCGTTGTAGCCCCTGACCTTTTCGGGGTTCGCCTTTCTCCAGTCGCTCGCAAGCTCAATCAATCTCTGTCGGTTCTTGCGGTAATACTCCGAGTTGTACTGAGAGACGTTGCGCCTTATACGCTGCCTTTTTCCGTACTCTCTGATTCTGTCGGGGTTCGCCCTTCTCCATTCCCGGTTTCTCCTCATCATTTCTTCACGGTGTAGGACGTAGTATCTGCGTGCTCTCTCACGATTGTGCTCTCTGAGTTCTTCGTCAGTGTATTTCTTCTTTCTTCCCATTGCATTCCTTGATGTCTTGGTGTTCAACATATCGCCTGCGAGTTGGGCAGTACCTGCCGTTGATGCAGTTCCGCCCATCCTCGCAAGCCTTGCAAAGTTTGCTCGCCATAGGCTTTCTAGAATGGGTCTGACGTGAAGGCAAGGTGCTCATTGCCCTCGTATGGGATGCAGCTAGAGGAGTCCGCTACTTTTCCGCTATGGATAGGCAGGACTTTGTATCTCCACTCAAACCCAACTCCACGGTCACGAACAAAGAACGCAGGAAGCCACTTGTAATTATCTCCATTTCTCACCAACACCTTGTCGAAAGGCTTGAAGTCTGGCTGCTCCTTGCCCTGCTTCTTGCTCTTCTCCCATAGGGTGCAAGCCTCCTGGAACGTGATTGCTTCGCCCTCTGTTGCTTCTCGAAGTTCATCGTGTACGCTGATACGCAGGTCGAAGGCTTGGTCGGTCACGAACTTCTCGTTCTCGATTTCGTACTGGTTGCCGAATGTCAGCGTGTCCTCGCTCTCGTTCTTGCCGATGAGCTTGCCGATGATTGTCAGCTCTCCGTCCTCGTCTTCCTCATTGAAAACGTAGAGTTTTCCGATTTCGAACGCTGGCTTCTTCTTCGGCTCTTCTACTTCAAGGGTCTCACGGTTCAGCTTTCCGCCCAATCGCTTCTCGATGAATCCGATGTAGGTCTTGGCTGCATCCTCGGTTTCTAGAGTGAATTCTTCTGTTATGGCGTTATCGCATTCTCTGAGGTAAGTATATCCTTTCTTGCCATTTTTGCAATAATAATACTTACCAGCAAAAATTGTGTAAGTATCATCCGTAAACTTCTCGAAGATAATATGCGCATTACCATCTTCGGTAATAAGCACGTCTCCCTTCTTCCAGGCAAACTTGCTCCAGTCTCTCATTTTATCGGATGGGAAAAGCATTACTTCGCCTCCCTCCATCCATCTGCCGTTCTTGTTGTAGGTGTACTCTCCGTTCTTGTCCGTAGTCCAGATTGCTTCCCCTGCTTCCTTGTTGGTTGCAAGATAAGCGAATCCAACATTTCCGCACATTGGCGTATATAACTTAGTGCCAACAGGCACACCATTCAAAATCTCGTAAATATCAAAATCTTTCTGTTCCATAATCTGAATGTTTTTTATTGTTTGTTACTCTTGTTTCTTTTGTCTGTTAAAGCTTGGTGCGTCCCAGTTTCTTGTACAGTTCAATCAGCTCCATGGTATCGAGCCAGAAATCGGTGTTGCCAACGTATACGTGATGACGGTGGCTGTCCGTGATGATTTCAATCTTTTTCATTTTCAACTACGTTTAAAATTGTTCGTGTCCGCATTGTAATCCTTTAGGATACATTCTAGAGCCTTGATTTCATCATCTGCCAACCAGATGTCTCTGTCGCCAACTGACAGATGATGAAGACCGCATTCACGGACAAGTATGATATTATTAACTCTGTTCATAGATAACTATTTAAAAAGTTCCATCTGTGGATGAACGATGTCTGCCCGCTTCTTCTTTGCTGCCCAGATGAGAAGGTTGATGTTCTTGGTTCCAGCCTTCTCCGAAAGGTAGCCGATGATGTAGGTCAGTGCATCCTGAACCGCTTCTGCCTCACTGCCGTAGAAGATGCTGAGAGTATCATATCTGCTCGGGTAGCCGACCTGGCTTTCATACCCGGTCTTTCCGTTCTGAATACTGAACCCCCATATCCAGCCGTACTGGGTGTTGGCGGTCGTCACCTTCCATCCCCAGTTGTCTGCACCCTCTACGGAATACTCGATTACGTGCGGATTGATGCAGAAATCCTTGATGGTGTACTTGAAGCCTTCGTGCTCTGCGACCGGCTTCTTGATGTCGTAGCCGTTATCGGTCAGCCACTTGAACCAGTCGTCCGAGGTCTTGAACACAAGCCCGGCGGCACGGCATTCGTGGAAAAACAACTCATTCATTGCTATTCCCCCGATTTTTGATTATCAGCAATCAACTTGCGTAATCTAGATATAACCTCACCTGCGTTCTTATCGTGAACTCCTTCATAGAGTCCAAGATGCATCATAATGATGTTTAGTGCAGGATCATCAATCTCAATAGCTCTTTCAGCGAGTATCCCAAGTACACGTGTCAAAATCGTAAAAGTCACAGGATAGGGAGTGCTTTTTGAACACTCAGCAATCTCTTTCAAGAGCATTGGCATATCAACCTTAAACACCATGTCGTTCATAACATAGTTCTGAACATTCTTGCTTTTGATTTTCTTCATATCTATCCCTCCTTGATGTACTCAATAAGTGCCTCACGCTGCTCAGGTGTCATTACGTCTACGATGCGCTCGGCTGCTTCTTGTCTGTTAGAGTCATCCATAATCCCGAATGCGTAAACAATGATGTCGATAGTTGTATCATCGTCAAGCAACGTAAGATTGGCTTCTAGCACATCTTTTTGGGTGTCTTCGTCTGATAAGTTATCAAACATATCGGTCAAGTATTCCACTTGGTCATTTTCCGATAAACCGTTGAACATTTCCTCAAGGTCGATGTCAATGCTCTGATTATTGTATTCTGCCATAATTCTTTCGTTTTAAGCGTTTAAAATCTGTTTGCCTTATAATTTACCGCCCGAAGCGTAAAAACGGCTCAGAGCGGCTTATTTTACCCTCATTCGTTATTTTTCGGGCTTCCAGTCGATGCCCAGCCGCTGTAGAACTCCCTCCTCGTAGAATCTCGCCAGTGAATCCTTTGCAGGCTTGTTCCTTGGGTTCTTCTTCAAGTCGGCAAGGTTCTGCTGGATTACCCATAGGAACTTGTTGTCCTTGCTCTGCTTGGATTCTGGCTGTCGGTGCTTGGCTAGCTCGTAGCGTTCCCCGATGCTCAGTCTTGACGTTGCCGCTGGATCCTGCGCCCTGGCTTCTGCCAATTGCGGCTGCTGGCTTGCAGCTGGCTTGGTGTTGTCGTAGTTGCCCTCCAGCACCTTCGGAAAATACTTCCTTGTCATTACCCAGTCGTATGATGCCCAGGAATGCCCTGCGTTCAGATAGTCGCTAGCCATAGCCTTGTCGATGGCTAGGTAAATCTTGGAAATATCTCCCTTGCAATCCTTGAGCCTTCCTCTGATTGCCTCCTTGCGGTTGTCCGTCATCAGCGTCAGCCTTCGCATTGCGCTGTTGGTCTTGTCGTGCTGCTCGTTCCAGTATTCCTTGATGGCTGCGTAGTCGATTTCGCCTTTCTTGGATTTCTTCTTCTCAGAACTTTTTTGCGGTTCTTCTGCAGCGCAAACGTTTTTCTCGGAAAAACTTTGCATAGAAGCTTCTTTAGAAGGTTCTAATATATTATCTGTTTCTTTAGAAACATCATTATCATCAACATTATCATTTACATATTCATTATCATATTCATTATCATATAAGGTTGTTTTTTCAACCTCTTGGTTATTTTGGGTTGTTTTTTCAACCTCTTGGTTA